GCCGAAAGGCATAGTAGTTTCAGACCCCACAACTGACAATTGTGGTCGTTAGACTTCGCTGTGAACCCCAACCCACGCCTTCGGTATGTTTAATCATACGATCAAGCAGGTCCTTTTAAGGACGGATCAGCTATAGTGGTAATACCACTAACCTACTGACACCGGATAATCAGAGTGTTGCAACTCTTTTACGAGGTATAGGCTAGCTCCCTGTATCAGTTAAGATATCTAGGACAGATAGGTTTACTGTCACAATAAAATACGCTATGAAAAATAACATATTTTTTGCAACTAGTAAAGGTACTTCAGAATGGATAACTTCGAAAGAAGTTCGTCGATTCATGAATTATACCATCTGGTTAATGAGAGCTCAAAACTATAGTCAAGATGTTTGCAAGCTTCGAGACAACATTCAAGAGCTTATTAAAGCCAATGGCTTTAATTTTACATTCCTTTATTTAAAGGAGTGTTTGCGTCTTGTTGTTCGTTTCTTAGCTGGTTCACCTGAAACTGTTTACACAAATGGTGTAAGAGTTCGGGTTAACCGCCATGGGCTACCTGTAATTATTCCATACAGCTTACGTATCCTATTAGGAACGTCAGCTGATAAGGCTTTAGTTACTAGATTAGTTCTAACCTGTTTATCGATATTCCGAACTTTTCCTACTAAGGTTAAACCTTCATTGGATTCTATAATAGAACCTTTTAATGGTTTAGTCCGTACCTTTGCTTGCAAAGGAGTAGTGAAAAGATTTGCGGGACATTCGAGAATTGGTTTTGGTAAAATTAGTGGATTCATTTCTGAATCTGCTGGTCCGATTTCCAAACGAGCTACCTGGGGTTCTGGTGTTGATGCTATTGCATTACTCCTTTTCCCTTCGGTTGCGTTTAGTATTGTGCGAGTATTGGTGGCTCAAAGAGCTTACCTTTATCTCGCCTCACTTGCAAGCATATGGTTCTTGATAGGACCAATATATCTTGTTTCGTATGTAATCGGGATCCAACCGAGAAATCCTATCGGTCGGTTATCCGTTGTTTATGATCAAGCTGGGAAAGCCCGGATTGTCGCTATAACTAATTGGTGGATTCAACTTTGTTTGAAACCTCTCCATGATTCTATTTTTAGATTCTTGGAAACTATCCCACAAGATGGGACGTTCAATCAGACAGCTCCTTTAGATATTCTTCTAAAGGTTAACAGTCCAGACAAATTCTCATGCTTTGATTTAACAGCAGCAACTGATCGACTTCCAGTTGATTTACAAATCACCATCCTAAATAATTTAGGTGTTGATGGAAACCTCTGGAGAAATCTCCTAAATATACCTTGGTCCTTCCAGGGGAAAGACGTTTACTATTCTATAGGGCAACCTATGGGAGCTTACTCTTCTTGGGCTATGTTAGCTTTAACTCATCATTTGATTGTTAAACTAGCAGCTCATAAAGGGAAAGTTGAAAACTTTGTTGATTATGCAGTACTTGGTGATGATATCGTTATTAAAAACGATGTTGTTGCCGAAAAGTATCTCGAATTAATGGAGTTATTAGGAGTAAAAATTAATCCTTCAAAATCCATAATATCTAACGATTTATGTGAGTTTGCGAAACGATTAGTAACGCCTACGCACGATATTTCGCCAATTGGTCCAGGAGCAATCCTGTCCATTACGAGAAAACCTGCGTTAATTGGAGCTTTCTTTCACGAGTTAACTTCCAAATCATTGGTTGTATCTTCTGAAACTGTTCGTGATCTGTTACAGTCACTTCCTATTAATAATAGTGAAGCGTTGTATACAGCTTTATGGACATGTTTTGGAGTGAAAGGACTTCTTAATGGTTCCGCACAACAGCTGGAGGCAAAAGCCTTGAGCTGGATTACCTACGGACGAAGTATTGACCCTTTCTTGTTCCAATATGCTCTTCATAACGGTATACGTACCGCTGTGATTGAGCGAGCGAGAAGAGCGATCCTAAGCGCTGAAGCTTCGGAGCATAACTTTTATGTTAATGCTTGGAGAACGTCAGCAACTAGAGGACTGTACCAAGGGGTTTACGAATCCCTTGCTCTATTTGTCTCACCTGGTTTTTGGATCTATCTGGAGTCTTTAATTAGACAGACAGTACGTTCAAAAGAGTTCGAGAATGAACTTCATCAAGTTCCTGCATCTCATGCTGGAACCCATACCTTGCTCGAAATGTCTCCAATCGTAGGTCTTGACCTACGTTGGGATAAAGAGGCAGGTAAAGAGTTAAACGCTTTCATTCGTGATGCTACCAGAGAAATCTGGAGAACATATGATGAAATGCGTATAATACATGGTGCAGACGGTCCTAATATTTATTAGTATAGTCAGAGCTCGTGCTACCTTTTCAGGTGGATGCAGTTTACTGTGACGCCTTATTAACTCTCTCGCAAGGAGAGGGGTAAGTAAGTTGACCGGAAC